TCACTTGTCTTTCCTTGATTTTGCTTGGGAAATCCAAATAATTCCGGCACCGGGTGGGGGTGGTGCCGGAATTTGGTGCGGGAATTTGGCCTCGATCCGTTCCGCCGTGGCGTGCGCCAACAGCCTTCGGCTGGCCGCCTGGGTGTAGCGTTCGGCCTCCGCAAGACGGGTCCAGGTGAACATCGCCATGAGCTCATGCGCCGATGCCCCGGCCTCGGCCGCGATCGTCGCTCCGGCCTTCCTGAGACCATGGGCGCGGCCCGGAACGCCGGCTGCCCGACAGGCCTTGGCGAACCAGTTGCCGAAGCTCGCCTCGCTGGTGAACGGCTCGCCGCGGCTGGTGACGAGGAACGCCAGATCGCCGGTCGGGGCGGTCTCAAGCGAGGCCCGCAGATTGGCGAAGATCGGGATATGCGCCCAGGTGCCGGTCTTGCGCGTCTGGATCGAGATTACCCCGTCGCGGACATGCTGGCGCCCGACGCGGTAGAGATCGGAGCGCCTGAGCCCGGTGAACAGCGCCAGATCGACGGCCAGGCGCTCGCGGGTGCCAACCGGCCAGCGGGCATAGAACCGCTCGACCTCGGCAGGGGTCCAGGTGTGAAACCCGTCGCTCTTGATCTTCGGCCGCCGCGCCTGGTCAACCGGATTTGCAGGCAACTTGTCCATGCTCACAGCCCAAGCGAACAGCTGAGACATCACCTTGCGGAACGTTGCCCCGGCGTGCGGCTTCTTGAGGTCGATGACTTCGTTGATGTGTTTCTTGCCGATGGCCCGGAATGGCACATGCCCGGCCTCTTTCACCACATGGGCGAGGATGTTGTCGCGCATCCGGCGGGTGGAGGACGCCAGGGCGGCCCACTGGGCGCTGCGCTTGTAAGCCTCGATCAACCAGGCCAGCGTCTCTGGATTGGCCTTGGATGGCGGCGGCAGCGCCATCCCGGCCAGGGCGGCAGCATAGGCGCGCTCGAAGCCGGGATCGGCAAGGTCTGGCAGCCTGGTGCAGGGTCCATGGCCGCGGCGGAAATAGAACACCACCTTGCCGTGGCGGGTGCGGGCGCGGTTGACGTGCTTCGGCAGGCGCTTGGGCATGGGGATCACCATAGCTTGATCTCCCCCTTATAGGGCACGTCCTCCGGCCTGTCAGATGGCTTGCGGTAAATTTCGAGGGTGCCATCCCGGTGCACCTTCACGGCGTAATCCGGCCCGGCGTCGGCAGCTGCTGCCAGCGCGCGGGCCAGATCGGCCTTGGTGAAGGTGGCGGGACGGCGCGGCATGGCTAGAGCAGCGCCGTCTGCCCACGGGCGCGCTTTGCCAGCGCCCTGTCGACCTGACGCTCGAGACGTCGTGATGCCTCAAGGGCCTCGATGTGATCGCCCGGTTCGCGCCTTACAGCGAAGAAATGGCGCTGCGCCGCGCGCGTCTGGCAGACGAGATCGAGCAGTTCGGAGTCGGTCATGCAGCCTCGTCATCCTGCTGATCGCCGACAGCCGCCGCGGCCGCAGCATCCGCCCAGGCATTCGAACCAGGGCCCTTGTAGCTCGGCGTGCGCAAAGGCTTCGGCAGCCAGGCCTTCGGCGTCAGCTCCCTCACCGCCATCTCGACCAGGTCCTTCTTCTTCTTCGACGGCGTGACGCCGGCAATCGCCGCCTCGCCGAGCGCTGCGGCAAGGCTCTCGCGCGGCATGCGCTTGTAGAACTCGGCGTCGGGCAGCCAGTGTGCGGCGACGTCAGGATCGAAGGCGTCGATGATGGGCCGCAACGCCTCGAGCATCGCGGCGTCATACTTGAGCAGCGGCGCGATGCTGAGGGCGATGGCCTGGTCGAGGATCTCGCTACCGTGAAGAGCGTCGAACACCTCGACGATGGCGCAGGAGTGCGGATCGTGCTGCAGCTTGTCCATCATTTCGGCATGAGCCGCGGCGACGTCCTTGCCGATGTCGGATAACCGGCGCTGCGGAGCGTCCAGTATGAAGCCCTCTGGTTTGGCGAACTCGCTGAGGTTCATCAGCATGGCCGCGGCCAGGCGCAATGCCTTCGCTGGTGCAGCCAAGATTGACCATTGCATGGCATGGGTCATCGCCGTCGCCATCTCCGCCTGCAGCGCGCCGGTGAAATCTGCCTCGGCCTCCGGTTCGACCTTGCGCACCGGCGAAGAGTCGCCCTCGCCACCGCTCGCCGTCTGCTTGGAAAGCTTCGCCTCCTTCTTCGCGGCGGCAGGTTTCATCATGCCGCAGGTAACGGTGATCTCGCTGTATTCGCGGCGCACCACCACGCCGGATTTCTTCTTCTGGGCGTCGGTGAAGAAGTTGCCGGCCAGCTGCTCGAGCTCGGCCTTGGCGGCGATGATCTTGTCCTGCAGCTGCTCTTCCGCTTCGCTATCCTCGGTCTTCCGCCATTCCGCGTCCAGCCGCTTGATTTCGGCCTTGAGCGCGTCTGCCCGTGCCTTCTGCTCTTTCGACAGGCTGCGCTTGCCCTCGGGCTTCAGCCATGGCCAGCGCCGGGTCTTGTGGGTATGGGCTTTATCCATCTCGAGGATGACGAAGCCCCAGCCCTCATCGAGCCAGGCTTTCTCGTCGGCCTTCAGCTTCTGCTGAAACAGCTTGTTCAACAGCTTGCCATCGGCCAGCCAGGCATTGTTCGAGAACAGGTCCTCGTCGACGGCGCCGCCGGCGGCCCTGTAGGCGTCGATCCCGACATAGGCAGCCTCGGGTGCGTCCGCCGCGATCCGCGCCTTGGAAAACTCTTTCTTGATTTGCCAGCTCTCGCGTACTCCCTGCTTCCAGAGCTTGAGCGCCTGGGCGGGGTCGGGCAGCAGCGTGTAGGCCTGCGCATCCTCAAGCCCGATCTCGCCGGCCTTGAGGCCCGCCACAATCTCCTTCGGCAGCTTGCCGATGGCGAGCCGCTGGCGCACACGGCGCAGGGGAATGCCGAAGCGCGCGGCGATGTGATCCGGCGTCATGCCCTGCGACACCAGGTCAGTAAAGTCCAGCGCCTCGTCCGCCGGGTGAAGGTCCATCCTGGTGATGACGGTCGCCAGCGAAAGCGACATCGCCTCGGCGTCGTCGAGCTCGCGGATGTAGGCGGGGACTGGGTGATCGTGCGGAAGCTTTCCCGACTCGGCCAGAGACTTCATGGCGCGCAGCCGGCGGCCGCCGTCGACCGGCTCATAGCCGCGCTCCGACGGCCGCAGCAACAGTGGCTGGCCAAGATCCTGCACGTCGATCGTGGCGGCGAGCTCGCCGACGTCTGTCTCGGTGTCGCGCCGGGCGTTTATTGCAGGGTTGTAGTAAATGTCGCTCAGCGCGACGTAGTCGAGGCGGGAAGTGTCCTGTTCGGGCATGTTAATTTTTCCTGTCGGATTGGAGGAGAAGGCACTCCGCGGTCAAGCAGCCTTGGGCTTGACCAGCTTGGGCTGTGCAGGTTCGTCGGGATGGTGGTCGACGGTCTCGGGCTGCGGTTTACCGTTTCCTATGGCGGCTGCGATGTCCCGGCTCTGTGCGTCGAGTCCGTTGCAGATCTGAGCTTCCATCTGATCGAGGCCACAGCGCACGGCAGTGAACGTCTCGCGCGCTTGCCGCTTCATGTCTTCGTTGAACTGCAGGATCCTCGACAGGCGCTGCTCTGCGTCGAGCAGAGCCATGTTGGCGGCGTGAAGTGTGGACATGGGTGATCCTTTCGATGTTGGATAATCAGGCTGCGTCAGAGCAGCGTCAGAGTGAGAACGCCGACAACGGCGAAGCTGCCGGCCATCATCAGCGCGGCATGCAAAAGGGGAGCCTCGCGCCGGGGCAAGGGTTTGGGGAAACTCGACGCGAGGCTCTTGGGTCGTGTTCTGCACTCTGGTGACGGGTGCCGCCCGCCGCGGACTCCGGCGTCCTGCCGGAATGTCGTCTCGCTCAGGAACTCCTGAGACGGGATCTGATGATGCGTGCCAACCATGAACACGCGCGTCACAAAGACTTTCGGTGCCTCATGCAGCTTACTCATGCCTCGCCCCCAACTGCGACCACCGCCGCCCTCGCAAGAGCCTCGCAGCCAGGATCATCGCATGTCTCGGGCGGATACTTCTTGCCCTTTGCAGCCGCCGCCAGCGAGTAGCATGGATATTCTCCCTTGAAAGCGCACCGCTCTGCGCAAATAGCCCGAGCAACCTTGTTGACCATCTCCTGATCCATCACTCGCCCCCATGTTCCTGGATTGAACCGCGGTACGGCTGAGACGCGAGCGCCACGACAAGAGAAGTCCTGACCGTGTCTTCGGGCTCCCCGCGACACGCCTCGAAGATTGCGTCGACCCGTGACCGGAAATCACCGTTCTGATTGATGATCGTCATCAAGGTGCCAGCGAGACCGGCAGTGTTGCGGATGCTGCTGGGAGCGCTATTCATCCTGCCTCCGCCGGCACGGGGCCAATCTCGATGCGCAGCCGCTCGAATGTGCGCAGGAAATCTTCCTCCGCCTTGTCTGCGCTGCGCGGCTTGATGGCGAAGGGCGCGGCCTCAATGACGGTCGGGCAGGGGCCCTGCATCAAATCGCGCCATTCGGCTGCAAATATTGCCGCGTCCGCCGATCGCACCCACGCTTCCTCACCCAACGAGGGCAGCAGGCCGAACCCAAAAGCGTTCATGATCGCCACGTCGAGGCGGTCTGCGATCCTCGCAACCAGGTCGAAGCTCGCATAGGCGGCGATCTCGCGGCGCACCGGCGCGATGATGTCACCGAGGTAGGCCTCGTGCGCGTCGTGCAGCAGGCCCAACATTTGCACAACCGGCGGGGCCTTCTTCATCGCCAGGAACCGGGTCACGTTAAGCGAGTGATCGGCGACGTTCACCGGCAGACGTGTCGCGCCGCAGAAGCGATTCAGCCGGGACAGAGAGCAGGCAATGTCCCGGATGTCGATCGATGCAGGATCAGGCTTGGCAAGCGACACGCCGCGGCCGGTATAGGTCAGGACCTGGTTCATGCGCCGATGCCCGTGATCTCGTCGTCAGCGGTTTCTTCGCGATCGAGGCGGTACAAGGTGCCGGCCAGCCACCCGGCCAGAAGGCCGAAGAACAACGCGACTGCGCAGGCAAGATAGGGGTGATCCGCGATGAGCATCATGCGGCCTCGCTGCATGAAAACAGCCCAGGGCGGCGCTGCGCGGCGCGCAGGAATGCCTCCCTGAAATGGCGATCGATCTCGTCTTCGGCCAGGCCAAGCTGACGGAAATCGGCGCGATGAACCATGCCGGAGCGGATCGCAGCCTTTTCGATTGCCGTTGCCATGATGGCCACGATTGCAGCCGGCTTCAGCGTGACCTTGCCGATGCGCGCTTGCCGTGGTGCGGACTTGAGGTTCGCCAGGTCGTAGGCATGAGCCAGATCAAGATGATGCGGATTAATTGGCCCGTCGGTTGCCAGAGACAACGAGGCCGCAGCCGAGAATCCGTCGAAGAGCGGGAACGGCAGCGCGCCCGTCATGCCAGCACCAGCAGGATGTAAGCAACCGCTGCCAGACTGAGCAGGGCTGCAGCGCAGCCGATGTCGTCAGCAAGTGTGCCGGGGTTAGTGATAAGCATGCCGTCCTCCGTTGATCGCAGGTAGTGTGCATAACGCACATTACTTCGTCAACAGAAAAATGCATAATGCATATGCTTTGTGCCGCTTAGCGTTCTGCTACACTGGTCTGTGCTGAAAGAGCTGGGGCTGTCGTATTGGGTGCCAGATGATCAAATGGGTATCATTTTTCTGGAACACGATTGCCTTGGGTCTGGCGGCATGGGCATTTCTGAGCGCTGCTGCCGGGGTCATGGAAGCGCAGGAAATCTTCGGCGAGTACGAGATTAAGTTCTCGACCGGCGACGTCGTTTATGCGGCTGCGTTCGCTTCCATGATGCTGTGGCTGCCGATTCTGGTGGTGTGGGCAATCGGCGCGTTCTTCCTGCTGATCCTAAAATCCTATGGCAGGTCCCGGATCGAGCGCTATCCGGTTGCCAAGTCTTCACGGCATCGCATCGACCCGCGGCTTTAGAGGCGCCTTAGCCTTGCACTGCGAACGCTGTTGCCGTGCAGCGAATCGATGACCAGCAGTTTTTGCCGAGATTGGTATCCATGGGTGGCTCGCAAAAGACATCGCCGATAGCGTTTGCGCCCTTTTCGCGCGCGAACGACTTCAACTGCAGAATGGCGTTCTCTTTGGTGGGGGCCGGATCCCAGGCCTTGTTCTTGCATGAGGTCGCCTCGATGCTGCCTAGAGAGGTTGCGGCAGCAGGAGGTGCCCCCTGTAACACTTCCACAGATTGATTGAGCTGTACGGCCTGCGAGGCGTCAACCTCAGCGACCCTGTTCGTGGGGCCACAGCTCGCGACGATCGGCAGAAACCCCATCAGCCACAGCCACATTGATGATCCGCTCGCCATGTGTATTACATATCAATCAATGATCGTCGAACCCGGCCAATGACCGCAGGCTCTCCGTCGGGGAAAATCGGCTCATGCGCGGGGTTTGTGGAGACAGGCTCGAACCGTGGCGGATTGGCTCGAAACCTCTTGTAGGTCGCATCGCCGTCGTCGTTTGTGATGATGTAGCAGGCGTTCGTCACCAGCCGCCGGTCGCTGAGGTTTACAAAGATCAGCGAGCCCGGAGGCGAAATGCGGTCCATGCTATCGCCTTCAACGCGAAGCGCGATCCAGCGCCCCTTTGGATCTAGATCGGATGCCTCAATCTCGCCGATGATGTCCTGCTGGCCGTCGTCGCGCGCCATTGCACCGGCGCTTACCCACGTCAGTACTGGCACGCGCCGCGACTGAGCGGGGCCGGGGCCATCACCTTCACCTGTGAGCAACCACCCTTCGCTTACCCGGAACGCGTCGGCATATTTCTTGGACTGCCGGCCGATCCCGCGGATGCCTTGCTCGTGCTGTATGTAGGTTTCATACACCCATCCAAAAAATCGGGACGCGTCTTTTGCGGTCGCAAAACCCCGGTGAAGACGAGCCACTTCCAGGCGCTTGGCGGGTTCCGGACGATCATCTGTTCTCATCGTCTGCATTCTGCATATTAACGGTATGCATTTCGACTTGACGACATGATGTGCGTTATGCATATTGCCTAGCATGAACGATCCGATCAGCATCAAACAGCTTCGAGAGGCCCGCGGTTGGACGCAGGGCGACATGGCCAATTACTTCGGTGTCGACAAGGCCACCGTCTGGCGGTGGGAGAACAGAGGCGTCCCCACTCGGGGGCCTGCACGGCAGGCAATCGATCGCGCCATCGAATCATTGCAGGGCGCGGACACCGCCGCGAACTGCACACGGGAGCTTTAACATGGCTGATCTGTATTCCCTCGAAAGCGAGGCGGCGTGGGCCATGGCTTGTTCTGGCATGGCTCATTTTTTTTGCCCGAAACCACAACCTGGCACGACTCGCAAGACAGCATCGGTTGGCGGGCAGATGCAGCAGGCATGCACAGTTCTCCGCAAGGAGATGGCGTGGCCCCGAGCCTTTTCGGGGAAGTGTTGCAGCGATGCAGCGCGGCCCTTCCTGGGCGTTTTCTCCCTAAACTCGGGCGGGGTTTCGGCTCCGCCCATTTTTCCCCGTCGTCCAATCCATTCGACACTCCTGACGCAACATACCGTGCGCTGAGGATATCGCCTCGTCGCCGGGTCTCAAGGGAATTACGCCTTTGCAATATCCCGCTAGCCATCCGAGATTGCCGCTCGAATTGAAGGCCTACTTCCGCGATCTGGTCACCGCTTGCGGCGGGCCGAAGCGCGCGGCCGAGCTGCTCGGCGCGCAGCAGTCGCACATTAGCGAGGCCATGGGTGCGCACAATCCCGACCGCTGGCCGCGCCTCGATCACGTCGCAACGCTCGAAGCCGACTGCGGCCAACCGATAGTGACCGCGGCGCTTGCAGACCGTATCGGATACGGGCTCCAGGCAGTGACTGCGCAAGGCCAGCATGCATCGCCGCTGCTGCACTTGGCGCGCATCGTGTCAGAAGTGCGCGACGTTGAATGCAGTGTCCTCACAGCGATGACTGACGGCCAGCTCTCCGCGGCCGAGCGCCGCGAGGTGCGGCGGCACGCGCAAGAGGCGATCGCCGCTCTCAACGCCCTGTGCGCCGATCTCCTCGATCCCGCTGCCGTCGGCAGCGTCGCCCGCGTCGTGAAGTAGGGGATTGGTCATGGCAGACTTCAACTGGACAGAGGAGCGGGTCGAAACCCTGATCGCCCTGGTGAAGGACGGGCTATCGGCAACCGAGATCGCAAACATGCTCGGCTGTGGTTCACGCAACTCCGTATGCGGTAAGATAATGCGGCTGCGCGATGCTGGCCGAATCGATGGCCCGCGCACATTCCAGAGATCTCAAACCTGCACACGGGCGCCGCGCGGTCACCGAATCCCCGGGCTTGCCCATGTGCCGCTGATCAAGGCGCGCCTGGGTGAGGGCCGCAACGATCGTGAGATCGCCGACGAAATCGGACTCAAGCCGGATGACATTCGCTACGTCCGCCGCATCAAGGGCTTGCAGGCAAACATCAAGACGCTTCCTCCGCCCGCATACGCTAACGAAGTTGCGAAGCTTGTGACGGCCGGAAAGACCGACCGACAAATCAGTGAAGTTCTTGGGATTACCCCCTGGCAGGCGCGCGGCGAGCGGCGGCGGCAGGGGCTGGCAGCTCCTGTGACTAACAAGCAACGGGCGGTGACGACGATTGTCAAGGGGGATCCCGGCGCGAAGGTCGCCATCGTCTTCGCCGAAGGGTTCATGGGGCAGCGCTCGCGCGTCGGCCTCATCGACCTTGGGCCCGGCCTCTGCCACTTTCCGATCGACCAGCAGAATGGCCCTGTTCGCTACTGTGGCGACCTGACGGCCGAAGGGCAGACCTACTGCGCGCATCATGCGGCGCGCTGCTACATGCCCACCCAGCGGATGAAGCCGCTGAACCCCAGCCACGTCTGTTCGGCGAGGCGCTGATGCCGACCATTCACGAGAAGCTCAAGCTTGCGTACGTCAGCCTGCACCCGGACGACGGGCTGATGCTGACCGTGACGACCGCGCGCGGCGACCAGAAATTCGACATGCAGCTCACCCCGAAGATGACTGCCATGTTGCTTAATCAGCTCACGCAGGGTGCGCGGGACGCTCTCAGCAACATGGAGAAGTGGCCATGAGCTCGCTTCGCCCGCTCGTTAAGCCGGAGGTGAACCTGGCCCAGCCCAGGCCCGCGGGCCGGCCGCCGACGCTGGACTTCCTGCCGCTCGCAAAGCTGCGGATCGACGACAGCTACCAGCGCACGATCGAGCGCAAGGGCTTGGCCACCATCGTCCGGATCTGCAACGAGTTTGACTGGAACCGCTTCGCGCCGCTGATCGTGGCGCGGATTGCCGGAAAGGACGAGCACTACGCCGTCATCGACGGCCAGCATCGCGCTACCGCGGCGCTGTTGCGCGGTTTTGACCTGGTGCCGTGCGCGATCGTCGATGCGTCCGAACTGGAGCAACCGGCCATTTTTGCGGCGGTGAATGGCAACGTCACACCGGTGACGATCTTTCAGCTGTTCAAGGCTGCTCGTGCAGCTAAGGCTCCTTGGGCTGTGGCCATCGATCAGGTCTGCGCCGATGCCGGCATCATTCCGTTGCTGTACCCAAAAGCGAGACGTGAAATCAAGCCGTTTGAGACCATGGCGATCGGCACCTTGCGGCAGCAGATCATTCGGTTCGGTGAGAGTGACGTTGCAGCCGCACTGAAGCGCGCGAGGCAGCAACCGAGAGCCGCCGAGCCGGGCTTCTGGAACTCTGCCTTAATCAACTACGCCGTAGCGGAGTGGCGCGTCGGCCAAGGTAAACGCGCCGAGCCGTCAGCAGCGGGGTCGGACTCTTCGCACACCATGGCCTCCCGTATCCGCGACCTGAAGGCGAAGGGATATTCCCGGTTTGCGATCCAGGCGGCGCTGCGCGTCAAGCTTGCTGACATCGAGGCAGCACTGGATTGCAGGGCATGACGCGCAGAACGACGAGCCTCGAGGTCGTGGCCCTGCGCGACGCCTTTGGCGTGACCATTGCCGAGGCCAGCAGCCTTGCGGTCATGGCCCGCGGCGGCGTTGTGCCGGTTGCGACCATCAGAGACGTCTATTGCGACAGGCCTGACACCGACCCGATCGAAGCGCGGCAGATGGTCAAGCGCGTGCGCAAGAAGGTGCCGGCTCTTAAGATCATCACGCATTATGGCGTAGGCTACGAACTGGCTCCAGAGAGCATCAGCCAGGTGCGGCAGGTGATGAAAGGATGCCACTCGTGACTCGGGCGAATAACGGCTTCATGTCGAGCCGCGCCGAGCCGCGCGACAGCCTGGACGACTTCCCGACACCGCCATGGGCTGGGCGTGCGCTCATGCATCACGTTCTCTGCGTGAAGAGCTACCGGCGCACGTCGCTGTGGGAGCCGGCAGTCAACCGCGGCTTCCTGCTGCGCGGCCTGGTCGACTATTTCGGTGACGTGCGGGCCAGCGATGTTTTCGACTATGGCATTGGAGCGGAGGCTATCGACTATCTCGACGCGCCGCGAGATCCGGTTGACTTCGTCATCACGAATCCGCCGTTCAACCTCGCCCGCGCTTTCATTGCGAAGGCGCTGTCCGAGGCATCGATCGGCTGCGCCTTCCTCGTGCGCACGTCATTTCTCGAAGGTGTCAACCGCTATCACAGCCTGTGGTGCCGCACACCTCCGACGTTCGTGGCCCAGTTTTCCGAGCGCGTACCGATGGTCAAGGGGCGGTGCGATCCCGAAGCGTCGACGGCTGCGAGCTACTGCTGGATTGGCTGGATCAAGGGCTACGGCCCGCGCCCGATGATGTGGATTCCACCATGTCGGCGCGAGCTCGAGCGTGTCGGTGATTACGATTTGCCGGAGGGCGTGCAATGACGATCGACAAGCGCTGCATCTCGCCGGGCTGCTCGGGTTATCCGCTCTTCGGGTTCGGCATGCCGTCCAAGGGGCTCATGCGCTGGGCCTGCAAGAGCCATCGCGACATCATCTGGAACGCTGCGACGCCCGCGCCGGGAGAGGGCGGGCCGGTTGACGTCTCCCGCCCGGTCCCGCCTTCTCCACCAGCTGTGCAGGGGAGGCTGCTCTGATGCCGCAGGCTGCCACCCGGCAATCGACCTATTCCGAGATCCTGGCGTGTCCGGTGTTCCGGGAGGGCTATGAGGAAATCTGGCGCGCCGAAGCGACGGCGATCGATGTTCGCTGGAGTGACGAGGAACAGCTTTCCTATGAGCGCGGCCGCCAGTTCGGACTGTATGTCCTGACCTCGGAGAGCCAGCGGGTGCCCCTGCAGAAGGGCGCGATGCCCCACCCGCGCGCCGTGGTGCTGCTGATGATGGCCTTCCGCGGAGGCGACGTGCTGTGATCCGTGATCCCGCATTCGAAGAATGGATCGAGGAGGCGAGGGGGTTGCCGATCGTTCGCGCGCTCGACCTTGTCGCGCAGCACCATGCGATCTCACGCAAGACCCGCTTCGTCGGACCCTGCCCGGGTTGCGGCGGCACTGACAGGTTCTCGCTGAACATCAAGAAGAACATCTTCTGGTGTCGCAAGAGTGCAGAAGGTGGCGATGCAATCGCGCTTGCGCGCCATGTCCATGGCTGCGAGTTCCTTGACGCAGTCGAGATGCTCACCGGCCGGCCTGCTCCCGGGCGCACCGTTTCGGAGGAAGAGCGTGAGGCGCGCGCGCGCCGCGTCGTCGAGCTCGAGGAAAAGCGCAAGGCCGAGGCCCAGCGGATCGCCACCGAGGAAAACGAGTTTCGCTCCCGCGAGATCGACCGTGCCCGCAAGATATGGAAGGCCGCCGGCCCGATGGAGGGCTCGGTCGCCGAGTCCTATCTCCGGCACCGCGGCGTCACGGCGCCGAAAGGTGCCAAGCTGCGCGCGGCCTCGGAGCTGCCCTACTGGCACAACATCGGCGGCGAGTGGAAGTCGATCCATGCCGGCCCCGCGATGGTCGCAGCCATTCAGGGGCGGGACGAGCGCTTCATCGGGTGCCATATCACCTGGATCGACGCAAGGCTCTCCACGCGCTCAGGCAAGGCGCAGATCGTGCATCCCACGACTGGCGAGATCCTCGATGCCAAGAAGGTGCGGGGCTCGCAGAAGGGCGGGCATATCCATCTGGGTGGCGTCGCCGTCGCGCCACGGCGTTTCGTGGTGGGCGAGGGGATCGAGACCGTGCTGTCGGTTCAGGTGGCGGAGAGCGCGGCAGGGCGGTCAGGGTTCACGCTTTATTGGTCGAGCGTCAACCTGCACAATCTCGGCGGCAAGAGTGCCGGCAGCGTCCCGCATCCGAGTCTGACGATCACAGACAGCAAGGGGCGGACCCGGGCGCAGCGCGTGCCGGGGCCCGACCCCGATCTCGACGATACTGCCGTGATCGCACCGCCGGCCGAGGCCGACGACATCCTGCTGTTGGGCGATGGCGACAGTGACCTCTTCACCACGCGAAACGTGCTGTGCCGCTTTGCCGCCCGCTGGGATCGGCTGGGCCGGACGATACGCGCGGCTTGGGCGGATGAGGGCTCGGATTTCAACGACATGCTCAGGGGCGCCGCATGACCGAACCGCGGGAGCCTCACTTGCGCATCGTCTCGACGATCGAGGCTGCTGAAACGCTGGCCACAGGATCCAGTCCCGCACCCTCTATGAAGGGCAGCGGGAAGGACAGTCCCGGGCGGGAGTTGCCTCCGTCGGGGGGTAATCGAGGGGGAGCGGGGGGCGGCGGAATTGAGTGGAGCATCGATAGTGCGTGCGCATGGCTGCCGCGCACGGATCTTGGCAACGCAGAGCGCTTCGTGAAGCGGCACGGAAAGGACTTCCTGTTCGTACCCGAGTGGGGCTGGCTGGCGTGGGACGGCAAGCGCTGGAACGCTTCTGAGGCCGACGCCATCCTCGCCCGCGCCGTGCACGAGACGATCCGCGCCATTGCGCAGGAGGCCGATGCACTCGCCGGCACGCGCGACGACGTGATGATCGACCCCCTCAAGCGGGTGATGCTCTCCGACAAGCTGCGCGGCTGGTGCCTGGCATCACAAAGTGCAGCGCATATTACGGCCGTCGCCCGGCTCGCCCAGTCCTATCTCTCGGCTCAAAGCAGCTCCTTTGATGCGGAGGCGACTGCCCTGAACGTGCTGAACGGCACCCTGCGCTTCGCAAAATCGGATCACGCCGACTATGTCATCTTCCACCCGCATCGGCGCGAAGATAGGATGACCAAGCTGGCTCCGGTGCAATATGATCCGGAGGCGACCTGCCCGTCCTATGACAAGTTCCTCGCCCGTGTGCAGCCTGACGACCTGATGCGGCGGCATCTGCATGCCTGGGGCGGTCTGTCGCTCACCGCCTTGCAGGTGGCGCGCCTGGCGTTCTGGTACGGCACCGGGCGCAACGGCAAGTCAACTCTGGTTGACGCGTGGTCGCACGTGCTCGGCGATTATTCCCAGACCATTCCGATCGAGAGCTTTCTCGACCAAGGCCGCTCACGGCGCGGCGGCGAGGCGTCTCCTGATATCGCGTCGCTTCCCGGCGTGCGCTGCCTGCGCACCTCGGAGCCTGAAAAGGGCGCAAAGCTGGCGGAAAGCCTCGTCAAGCTGGTGACCGGCGGCGAGCCGTTGCGCGCACGGCACCTCAACCGGGACTTCTTCGAGTTCCGCCCCAGTTTCAAGCTCACCATGCAGGGCAACTACCGGCCCGAGGTGCGCGGCACGGATGAAGGCATCTGGGCCCGCATCCTGCTGGTGCCGTGGACGGTCATGATTCCCGCAGAGGAGCGTGACACCGGCTTGCCGCTCAAGCTGCAAGCCGAAGCCTCGGGGATACTCAACCGGCTGCTCGACGGGCTGCGCGACTATCTGGACAACGGCCTCCTGCCGCCGCATCAGGTGCTGACGGCGACGGCCGAGTATCGTGACGACTCCGACCCCATTGGACGTTTTCTCAAAGAGTGCACCGTTGCTTGCGATCCGCCGCCGCCGGACCGGCCGCAGGAAGAACGCCGCGAATCGGGATCCGAGATGTACCGGATCTATGTCGCCTGGGCCAAGGCCTATGGCGAGCGACCATGGGGCACGAAGGCTTTCTCCCGCGGCCTGCAGGATCATGGCGTGCAGCGGGTCAAGAACTCGGGGATCTTCTACCGGCATATCAGGCTCACCAAGACCGCGGCCGACTTCGCAGGGCAGGATTATGGGGACACTGACCACGAAAAGTGATCCCTGCCTCCCGTCGGGAAGCAGGCAGTTTTTGCCTCCCGTGTTCAAGCCTTTGAAAACAAAGGCAACGGGAGGCACGGGAGGCACGGGAGGCAGTTTTGCAATGAAGCCTCATGGGAAAAATATTTCCATGAGATGGAACCCCCTTTCTGCTTCCCGTCCCTCCCGTTCTCATTCATCCCATTGATACAGCGGAGAATTATCTAATGTTTATCTTCCCGTCTGCCTCCCGTCTGCCTCCCGTAAGAAAGAATGATCCTCCCGTGGTGGATTATAGAAGGGAAACCACGGCCTGGGCCGCTGTGGTGTGGGCCTATGCAGACGAGCTCGTGCTGGCGGCATCATCGGTCGGCGGCTCGAATTTCCCTTCGCCTGGTCTTGCGATGAGCGGCCTCGGCCGCGAACGCATCAGCGGCGGTCTCATCAATGGCTGGTATGAGCCCCACCCGGACGCGATGTTGATCCATGCCAAGCTGTCGGAGTGGTTCGTCCATGACAGCTATGGCCTGTGCCAGGTGATGGCTCACGCGGAAAGGCGCAAGCGTCTTCCGCCCGAGATATCCCTGCCGAGGATAAAGGTGATGCCGGTGTATGACCGTCAGGGGAATGTGCTGGTTGAGCGCAGGCGCGCGCACCGCAGCGCGAGGGTCATCACGGAGTATTGCCTGATCGATTATGAAGGCATCGACCCTCGCCACGCAGACCGCCGTGAGAAGGCATGGCGCGACATGCATGCGATGTTCATCGCCTTCCTCGATGTCATGCAAGGCTTCTCGCTTGCCAAGTGGAAGATCACGGGCAGGGGCTTGACGAATGTCTGCGAATCATTGACAAGGTGATCCATTGTTAGCGCCTTGCGCCTGTCAGCATAACCTGCTGCCGGGCGCTTTGCATTTGTGGGGCACCTTCCATGCAGTTCGACGTCCGTTCGAACATCAAGGAAGTCTCGCGCTGGCTCGACGATGCGCAGAAAAAGCAGATCCCTTTTGCCACGGTGTATTCGCTCACCCTCACCGCCCGCGACGTCGCGTGGGAGGAAATCGGCGTCATGCAACGGGTGTTTGACAGGCCGACGCCATACGCGCTGAACGCGCTTATGACCAAGCCTGCAACCCGGCAAAAGATGATAGCAACGGTCGAGTTCAAGGAAGGCTTCGGCGGCACGCCTGCAAAACGGTTTCTTAATCCGCACGTCAACGGCGGGCCGCGGTCGCAGAAAAGTCACGAGCTGCAGATCGCGCCGCTGATCAGCGGTTACAGCTACCTGGTCCCGGCATCTGGCTATCCGCTGAACCAGTACGGCAACCTGAATGGCGGGACAATCCGCAAGATCATCTCGCAGCTCAAGGTCTCGCGCAACGCCGACGCCAACGCCTCGCAGTCTCGCAGATCGAGGACAAAGAGGTCCGCTCAAGCATTCTTCATCCCCAAGAATGGGCGCTTCGTCATGGAGCGCAAGGGGAGAGACGTGAAGCCAATCCTGGTCGGCGTCAGGGTGCCTCGCTACACGAAGCGCTTTCCGTTCTACGAGACTGCAGCGGCCGTGGTTGCCGACCGTCTCGCCATTAACTTCGAGGTCGCGTTCCAGCGTGCCATGGCCACCTCTGGCTACAAGGGAAAGTGGAGATAACTCATGACCGCAATCACCGTCACCGCCGCAAACGTGTCGCTGGTATCCGGCGATGCCTTGGGCAATTGCATCGCAGCTGCTGCCATCACCCCGGGACAGGCTGTCTATCAGCTTGACAACGGCACGTGGGGCCTTGCCCAGGGCGATGGCACGGCAATTGAGGCGGGGTCCAACAACATCGGCGTGGCAATTGGGGGCGCATCCGCGGCAGGTCAGCGGTTCTCCGTGGCGGTTGCGCCCTGCGTCGTTGGCTTCGGCGCAGTGCTGACGGCGGGCCTGTTCTACACTGTCGGCGATACCGCCGGCGCCATCGTGCCGTCGGCCGACAATGCCTCCACCGACAAGGCCACGCTGATCGGTCAGGCCATCAGCACGTCCAGCCTCATGCTCATCCGGGCCTACAACGCAGGCGCGGTCATCGCCTAGCCCCACCCCCCCCTTCGATGGGTCCTTCCAGCGGGCCTCCCGTCTGCGGGTAATTCAGACCGTGGGTATTCGCCAGTCTGAGCCTAAACCGAAAGCCTAAAATGCTAAACACCGTCACTAAAGGGGAGTTTGCCAGACTGGTAAACCTGAGCCCCGGGCGCGTGTCGCAAATGATTTCCGAGGGCAAGCTCACGGATTGCCTGGTGGGCGAGGGGCGCGATGCGCGGATCGATGCCGGCAAGGCGATCGAGAAGCTGAAACTGCGACGTGATTCCGGCCAGGCGCTGGGCAACGGGGCGAAGGCGACGCTCGCCGCGCCTGCTGACGTTCCATCCGCGCAACCGACAGAAAGCGACGACATCTCGCTGAAGCTGCAGCGGGCCAAGCTCCAAGAGGCGGAGTTCCGCAACCGCAAGCTCCGCGAGGAAGAGCGGGCCCGTGAGGGCTACTATGTGCGGGCCGAGGACGTCCAGGCGGAGACGGCGAAGCTCGCCACCCGCCTGCTGCAGCTTTTCGAGGGTGGATTGACCGATGTCGCCACCGAGATCTCGAGTGCCTTCAAGGTGCCGCAGCGCGACGTGCTGCACCTGCTCAAGAAACGCTTCCGCGACGTGCGGACGAACGTCTCGGCGGAACTCGCGTCTGAAGCCGCGGCCCTGCCGTCCACCATCGAAGAGCCCGAACCCATCAGCGGTTAGATCCAGACATGCCCACTGTCCTTGCACATGCCGCAGCCCTGATGCTGGCGGCGGCGTCGGCTGTCATCCAGCCGCCCGAGGCCGTTGCCTATGAGCGCTGGGCTGTCGAGAACATCGTCTACCGTGGCGGACCGCTGCCGGGCCCCTACAACCCGTCGACCTTCCCGTTCTATTCGGAGATCCTGAAAGCCCTCGGGCCAGAGGATCCCTGCCGCGTCGTGACCTTCAAGAAGTCTGCCCAGGTGGGCGGGACGGAGCTCGCCAACGTGTTCACCCTTGGCACACAGGCCATGGATCCGTGCGACTTCATGTATATCCACCCGACAGAGGAAAACGCCTCGCGCTGGTCAAAGCTCAAGCTGACGCCGATGCTCAAGGGAACGACGTCGATTGCGCAGCACTTTCCGGACAAGTCGCGCGACGGCGGCGACTCGGTCAGCTTCAAGCAGCGCCTCGACGGGCGGGGGTCGATCCTCATCTCGGGGGCCAACTCGCCGGCCTCGCTCTCGATGGTGTCGATCGGGCGCCAGGTGCAGGACGACCTCTCGAAGTGGGAGGCAACGCCCATGGGCGACCCGGAGACCATGGCCGACTCCCGGTCGCGCGCCTTCACCTTTGCGAAGATCTTCAAGATCTCGACGCCGCTGGTCAATCCCGGTTGCAAGATCTCACGCAACTTCGAGCAGGGCAGTCAGGAGTACTACCACGTGCCGTGCCCGCATTGCGGCTACCTGCATGTGCTCGAATGGGCAAACATGCTTGCGAACCTCGATGAGGAGCATCCAGAGCAGGCGCACTTCAGCTGCCCGGAATGCGGTGGCATCATCGAGGAACATCACCGCGCCGAGATGGTGCGGCCCGAGAGCGAGGGCGGCAAGGCTCGGTGGATCGCGAAGAATCCGGAGGCTGCACGGTATCATCGAAGCTTCTGGCTGTGGTCGGCCTATGGCCCGCTGCAGCGGTGGGAAGAAATCGCGCGTGAGTGGCTGCGCGCCAAAGGCGACCCAAAACAGGAACAGGTCTTCCTCAATGACAGCGCCGGGCTTGCCTACGATGCCAAGGGTGAAGCGCCGCCATGGGAGGAGATCCGCGACCGCGCGGCCAACGCGACGCTCGAGCGCGGCAGGATCGTCCAGTGGGCGGCCGTGGTGACGCTCGGCATCGACTGCCAGGCGGATCGCGTCGAGTGGCAGGCCGTAGCCTGGGGGAGAGACTACCGCCGGCATGTGATCGACACGGGGATTATCACCGGCCACATCAAGGAACCGAACACAATGGCCGCCCTCGACCAGCTGGTCGGCATGTCGTGGCGCCACGAAAGCGGCCGCATGATCGCGATCGACAGGACGGCGATCGACGGCAACGCCTGGACCGAAGACGTGTGGGCATGGGCGCGCCGTCATCCGGCATCGCGCGTCATGATGGTGCGCGGCGTCGGCCACGAGGCGGCACCCCGGCTGATGAAGGTCCGCAAGGAGCGCAGCCGCACCGGACAGCTGCTGAAGTATGCAGGCCGCTTCTACAACATGGGCACCAGCCCGATGAAGATGGCGCTCTACAGGAACCTGACGAAGACCGATCCGCTGGCCTATGGCTACGTGAGCTTCCCGACGGGCCTCGAGGACGAATACTTCCGCCAGCTGACGGCTGAGAGCCGCAAAGCCGTCAGGCGCCGGGACGGATTCACCGTCTGGCAGTGGGTGAAGGATCCGACGCAGCGCAACGAGATGCTGGATACCATGGTCCAAGCGGAGGCGGCGGCCGAACACCTGGGCGTGTTCGTGATGGGCGAGAAGCACTGGAGTGCGATCGAGGCCACGCGCGCAGCTCCGCTGCAAGACGCGCAAATGGATCTGGAGGACCTGATGAGGCCGGCAACGCCGCAGCAAGCATTGGCCGCGCCTGTCACGGCTCGGAAGCCCGGCCGCAAAGTCAGATCGAAGGGGCTGTCCTGATGGCCGGCGTGACACTTGCCGTTGCTCAAGCGCAGCTTGAGCTGTGGCTTGCCGCCGACGCCGCCGTGGCGAGCGGCCAGAGCTATTCGATCAAGGACCGGTCGCTGAGCCGTGCCGATGCAGCCGAGATCACGAACAAGATCGAATACTGGAATGGCTGGGTGCAGAGGCTGTCGCGCGCAGCCTCGGGCCGCGGCCGCACGCGCTACGTGGTGAACGAATGAAAACGGTCAAGTTCGGGCGGAAGCAGGTTACGGTCCCGTGGACCCTTGCCGACCGCCTGGTGGAATGGGCAAGCCCGGCTGCGGGCATGGAACGGCTCAGAAGCCGGGTCATGATGGCCGAGGCCGGTGGCTACAGCGGCGGCAAACGCGACCGCCGCGCCACCCGCAACTGGCGGCCCAAGCAGACCTCGGTCAACGAGGAGCTCGCGGCCGATCTTCCGGATCTGCGCTCCCGCTCTCGTGACCTGGCGCGGAATGTGCCTATTGCTACAGGGGCCATCAATACGGTCGTCACGTCCGTCGTGGGCGATGGCCTCGTGCTGCAGTCGCAGGTCGATCGTGAGGCCCTCGGGCTCTCGGTCGACCAGGCCGAGACGTGGCAGCGCCAGGCGGAACGCGAGTTCGCAATCTGGGCGCGCCGCCCCGATTTCTCGTCGCGGCTGAACTTCGACGAAATGCAGACCTTGATCTTGCGCGCGGTGCTGGAATCTGGCGACGTTCTCGTGGCGCGCCGCCGCCGCCTGGACATCGCCGACACCTATGGGCTCAAGCTCCAGATCATCGAGGCGGATCGCCTGTCGAATCCGAACAACCGGCAGAACACGCCTGGGATGGTCGACGGGGTCGAGCTGGACACCGACGGCGTACCGGTGGCCTATCACATCTCGACCAGGCATCCGGATGACACGGGCAACGGCGTCAACCGGGACTGGCGCCGTTACGCTGCCGGCAACACGGCGACCGGGACTCCGCTGATCCTGCACCTGTTTCACCAGATGCGTCCCGACCAGGCGCGCGGCATTCCCTACCTGTCGCCGGTCATCGAGGCCATCAAGCAGCTGGGTGACTATGGGGAAGCGGAAATCCGCGCCGCGGTCATCTCAGCGATGTTCACGGTGTTCGTGAAGCCTGCGTCTCTGGAAGGTGCCGGGGATCCAAGCCTGATCGGTTCCAATGATGCAGCCTCAAATGTCGATCCAGGCTCGGAGATCGCGCTCGGCAATGGCGCCATTGTCGATCTGGCGCCCGGCGAGGACGTGACCTTCGCGGATCCGAAGCGCCCGAATACCGCGTTCGACGCTTTTGTGACGGCCATGTCGAGGCACATCGGCGTGGCGCTCGAGCTGCCCTATGAGCTGTTGCTCAAGTCGTTTACGGCCTCCTATTCGGCCTCTCGCGCCGCCCTCGAGATGGCGTGGCAGATGTTCCGCATGCGGCGATCGTGGCTGGCGTGGAAGTTCTGCCAGCCGGTCTATGAATGGGTCATAACCGAGGCCGTGGCGTCAGGGCGTCTCGTCGCGCCTGGGTACTTCGACGACCCCGTGGTGCGGGAGGCGTGGCTCGGATCGGACTGGATTGGACCGTCACGCATTCAGCTTGATCCCTACAAGGAAGCCAGCGCGGATCAGATCGACCTGCAGATGCGGACAAAGACTCGGGCGCAGATCATCATGGAGCGCACGGGCGGCAGCTTCGAGGCCAAGCACGCGCAGCTCGTGCGGGAGCAGCGCCTGGCGCTGGCCGATGGCATCATCACCGAGCCCACCGTCGGGCAGGCCATCCAGGGCGCGCAAGGCCCGCAGGGTCAGCAAGGCGCGCCGAACCAGGACCAGACGGAAGGGGAACAGGAATGACGCACCCGCGTATTTCCGCAAGGCTTCTGAACACGATGTTGATGGTGCATCCGGGGAAGGCCGCGGCCATTCTCGCGGGGCTGGGCGGGCGCATCACCGGCACGGCCATCGATCTGGACAGCGCTGAGACCGTTGCGCATGTCGCCTTCGGCTCGGGCCGGCCGTCGCTCGGCACCGTGGGTGACCGGCTGGGCCGGGCGTATGAACGACGAGGTCAGATTCCCTACGACATGGTGGGCAATGTCGCCGTCATTCCGATCGAGGGGTCTCTTGTGCACAAGGGTGCCTTTGTCGAAAGCGACAGCGGCGAAACCAGCTACCAGGGGATCCAGACGCAGGTCGCGCGCGCGATGAAAGACCCGGCCGTCAAGGGCGTGGCATTCGAAATCGACAGCTATGGCGGGGAGGTGTCGGGCGCCTTCGAGACCTCCGACATGATTGCGGAGCTCTCCCGGATCAAGCCGACGATCGCCATCCTCTCGGACCACGCCTACTCGGCCGGCTATCTCATGGCCTCGGCCGCCAGGCAGATCGTGGTGCCGGAACAGGGCGGTGCCGGATCCATCGGCGTCATCACCATGCACACCGACATGAGCGCCGCCCTCGAGCGATCCGGCCTCAAGGTGACGATCCTGGCGGCCGGTGCGCACAAGGCCGACGCCAATCCCTTCGAGCCGCTTCCGGATGATGTGGCGAACACAATCAGGGCCGAGCTCGAAGGCGCCCGGGCGATGTTCGCTGGACGGGTTGCCCAATACCGAGGCACACGCCTCACTCTCGAAAATGCAATGGCTACCGAAGCCCGGTGTTTCACCGGTGCAGAGGCGGTGAAGGCTGGCCTGGCAGACGCCACAGGCCATCCGTCGGAAGTCTTCTCGGCGTTTATTTCAGCGCTCAACCGGGCCTGACGGCCCACAACATCGAAAGGACCTCACCCATGTCAGTGACAGGGATGCTGGCGGCCGTCGCCAAGGCTGCGGCCATGGAAGCGGACGACACCGAAAACGAGGATGTGAAGGATTGCAGCTGCAATCCCGATGATCCCAACTACTCACCCGACTGCAACTGCGGCGATACGGCCGAGAAGGAGGATGACGAGGAGGACAAGGTTGCCAAGGCCGTGAAGGCCGAGCGCAACCGCGTGCTGTCCATCGCCGCCGCAGCTTTCCCTGGTCAGGAGAAGCTGTGCGCCAAGATGATCAACAGCGGCGCAAGCGTCGGTGACGCGGCCCTGGCGTTCAACGCTGATCACAAGGCCAAGGGCGCCAAGGTCCTGGCGAGCCTTGAGGCCGACGAATCCGCCGTCAAGGGGCTTCGCTCGGAACCTGCCAACGGCGCCGAAGCACCGAAGAGCCCGCACGCGGGTCTCAACGGCGAGGTCCTGTGGAAGGCCGAATTCAGCGGTTCCGCCGATCTGCGGGCCGAGTTCGGCAGCGAGTCCGCATATCTCGCATTCAAGCGCGCCGAGGCCAATGGCCGCGTGCGCATCCTCAACAACAAGTCGGCCTGAAGGAGACTGACACATGACCACTCTTGCAGCGGACTTGGTCCGCGACCTCAAGCCCGGCGATCTGAATGATCTGCCGGTCATCGCCTCCGACATCATCTACGGCGGTGCGGCCGTCGGCGTCGTCAAGGCGACGGGACATGCACGGCCGCTGACCTCGGCGGATCGCTTCGCCGGGTTCGCGCAGCGCCAGTGCGACAACTCGACGGGCGCGGCTGCGGCCAAGAACGTCCGTGTTGTGCGCAGCGGAATCGCCACGCTTCCTGTGACCGGTGCCGTGATCACCGACGTCGGTGCTCATGTATGGGCGACCGACGACAACGCCTTCGCCTTCATTGGCACGGGCGGTGTGTACATCGGCCGTGTGGTCCGGTTCGTGTCATCCGGGATCGTCGACGTCCAGTTCGACGCCGGCATCATGAACGACCCGTTCGAGGGCTACCTGCACGAAACACTGTCTGCGAGCGCCACGCTCGATGCCCAGGACAGCGGCAAGGTCATCTGGATCGACACCGACGCCCAAACGTTCACGCTGCCCAGTGTTGAAGGTCTTTCCGGGGTCATCATTGCCAATGCCGGTGCCTATGGCGCCGTCGGCATCACGGTGGCTGCCGGTGCCAACGACATGGTGGAAGGCGCGAACATCACGGGCGCTGACAGTAAGGGACTCATCAACACGAAGGCGACCGCCCAGCGTGGCGACTTCGTCGAGATCGATTACAGCGACGCCAACGGTTACGTGGCCCGCCGCATTCGCGGTACCTGGGCGCGCGTGGCTTAACCTCTGACAGTCTGAGAAAGGAAAACCAGACATGAGTGCGAATCTCATTACCTCTCGGGCCGTCATCGGCTCGTTTTATGCGGCACTCGACCAGGCCGACGCAGGGTGGGTCAATGACCTGTCCTTCAAGGTCCAGTCCAACCAGGCATCAGAGCAGTATGCATGGCTCGGCATGGCGCCTGCAATGCGGGAATGGCTTGGCGGGCGCGCGGCCACCGACCTCCGCGAGTTCAGCTACTCGCTGGCGAACAAGGAACACGAGGCCACGCTCGAGGTCACGGTTCCTGAACTTCGCCGGGACAAGACGGGCCAGCTCAACGTGCGTATCGGAGAGCTCGCGGACCGCGTCATGAGCTATCCCGCCAAGCTGATGTCAACGCTTATCGAAGCCGGAGAAAGCACCACGTGCTATGACGGCAACTTTTTCTTCGATACGACCCACGCGGAAGGCAGCAGCGGCACTCAAGACAACGACATCACCTATGCTGCGGCCACCGGCACGACGCCGACCGTTGATGAAATGCGGACGGCCATCATCAACTCGATCAAGCAAATCCTCAGCTTCAAGGATGACCGCGGCGAGCCGATGAACGAAAACGCCCGCACCTTCGCGGTCATGGTCCCGCTGACCTATTGGCAGCAGGCCATCGAGGCGGTCACGCTCCCGACCGTTTCGGCAGGTGGCGCCAACGTCATTCCGAATCTTCCCGGCTTCAACATTCGGGTTCTCCCCAATGTGCGACTGTCCTGGACGACGAAGATGGCGACGTTCCGCACGGACGGCCGTGTCAAGCCGTTCATCCTCCAGGAGGAAATGCCGCTTTCGATGAAGGCTGTGGCCGAAGGCTCCGAACTCGAATTCAACGAGAACAAGCACCGCTACGGCGTCGATTGGAGCGGCAATGTCGGTTACGGCTACTGGCAGTATGCCTGCCTGACGACCTTCACTTGATCTGATCACAAGATCGGATTGAGGCAATAACCAGGAGCAGGGTGCCACAAAGGCACCCTGTTTCGTTTCATGGGAGCAGACATGCAGAATTATCGTGTTGATGGCGGCATTCTTTGCCTGGGTCAGGGCGCTGTGGTGGGGCTCAGTGACGAGCAGGCCGCGCCGCGCATGAACCGCATGGAAAAGATCGGCGACGGCATGTATCGCCTGCGCGAGGTGCTGGAATTCAAGAGTGGCGAGACGATCAAGGTAGCCCTCGACGACATACCAAAGTGCTTTCGCGGTATCGCGGTTTCCCTCGATGCGCCGGTCAAGATGAAGAAGCCTGCAAAGGCTACGGCCTGAGCATGCCCGTCGAGTCCGCCGCCGATCGCCTGATGTTCGTCTCGACAGATGATTTCGGTGTGCAAGCGGCATACTCGCAGAACGACGCGCTCGAGGTCACGATCCCCGGCATTTTTGACCGTCAGCACCTGGCGATCGAGGCCGGCGACGCGGCGGTGACAGGCTTTGCCGTCTCGTTCACGTGCCGCGCTGACGACCTTGCGCAGCTGCCATTTCAACGTGCTCTGCAAGGCGATTGGCTGACGATCGATGGCGAACGCTGGATGGTCGTCGAATCGCAACCGGACGGCACCGGCATGGTCGTCCTGCTGTTGAGGAAAGTCTGAGATGGCGGGCCACGTGCGCGCACGCATCCGTGACGCCGTGGTTGAATTGCTGCGCGGCACGGTGCCGAACAGGATGCGCGTGTATCCCATGCGGCGTATGCCGCTGCAGGCCGATCAGCTACCGGCTCTTCTGGTCTACACGCTGGCAGAAGATGCAGCCGTTGAAACGATGTCGGGCCCGCGCTTCCTGGCACGAGATATGGATCTCGTGGTCGAGGGCGTGGCTCAGGACAACGACGAACTGGAGGCTGCGCTCGACCGGCTTGCGGTCATCATCGAAACCCGCCTTGGAACAGCCTTCAGCGATCCGTCCAGCGGCCTACGAAGTCTTGCGAGAGCGGGCAATCTCGTGAGGACGGAGATTGGGATGAGGCCTCCGCAATCACCCGACGAAGCGGGGACAGGGCATGTCGTGACGACGTTCCGCGTCAATTATCGGACGCGAAGCGAAAACCCGGAACTTAACACATGAACAGGAGCAGCTGATGGGCACCCATTGGGGTAATGAAGGCCTGGTGAGGGTGGGCAGCAACACCGTCGCCGAGGTTACGGAGTTCGAGTTCACGCAATCGGTCACGCCGGTCGATGACACGTCGATAGGCGACGCGTGGAAGACGCACATCGCCGGCTCAGGCATCAAGGAATGGAGCGGCTCTCTCACCTGCCATTGGGATGAGGGC